CAGCACCGCCGGCGATATCCTCTTCCTCATCGTTGCTATCTTGAAAGGCGCCAGGTTTAGCTCTAGCCGAGGCCTGTTTCTTTTCAAGATTTTTTTGAGACACATACATGGTTGCTGCTTTGGCCGCTAACAAATAATTTGTTAATGCTGTCGGTAAATCTTTGACATTTTTATCGTTGACAACTTGTGTTAATACTTTAAGCGATTGATCTATAAGTTTTGCTGCTTCAGGATCGGTTTTAATTTTTGAATCATATCCTTTAATTTTTGACATAGCCCACTGCTCAATAGAGGCTGGATTAGCCCGATTAGGATTTGTGGCGCTAGCCTGATGTGTTTGTCCCGTAGGAGTTTGAGCTACTGTTCCACCGGTACTTGTTGTTTTTGCAGCAGGAGTGGCTGGCTGTGTAGGAGTGGGACTAGTTAAAGTATTTGCCATTTGTCCAAAGGCATTGGCTGCCTTGGCCTGTTGAGCAACATTGGCTGTTTTTGCCGCACGAGCATTTCGCTGTCTTATAGCATTAGGAGTTTGACTAATTTGACCAGCCACTCGACCTCCCGTATGAGGTTTGGCGACCGGGGTTCCTGGAGGGGGTATTTGGACGGCTTCTTCAAGATCATTTTTTAAATCTGCCAGCCCGCCCCTTGTAGGAGGGCCATACAGTTTTCTTAAATTTTGAACTTTTGGACTAGCAGCTACTTCCGGTGGCATTTGCCCAGGTGAGGTAGGTGAGGTAGGTTGTGCTGCTGCTTTAGATGCCTGGGCACGTTGATGTAAGGCCTTTGCTTGTTGTAGTGGTGTTAATTTTGGGCTAGTTGTAGGTACCGTAGGTGTTGCGGTAGGCTGTTGTGGTTGCACTGATTGCCGTGGTTTAACGTTTATAAACTCTTGTTGGAAAACTGGAATTAATTTTTCTACTCCAGCTTTGGTATCAGGATCATTATTGATAGATTGCAATACCTGTTGTAGAGTTTTGCCTCTTACAATTCTTGGATCGTTTATAGTTGATTTTTGTAAACGAGCATTGGTAGCTTGATTAAATGCCGTATTAGATATAGATGCTTTTGCGGCGCCTTTGATTCCGCCTTGTTGATAACCAGTTTTCACAGCCGCAATGCCATCACGCATGGTGTCTAGCAGGCCTTCGTCGGTTCTTGAACGTTTAGTTAATTCATGAATTTGCATCAGTTTTCCTTACAGAACGTGTAAACTTTCCAGGATCGCGAAGTTTAATAGCGTTTATCAGTTTTCGTGTAAGGTTCTCTGCCTGCTCTGGAGTATAAGCATTGTCTATTTGCTCTAGCAAACGAATAGCGGACGCAATAATGTTAGAAGCGCGGTTTTCAATGACGTGGCGCTGATCACGCTCAATATACATTGAGTCCAATTCTTCTAATAAACTACGGGTTTTCTTCTGCATTTTTGGTCAGGACCTTTTTATTATTTATTTAATTATAGACAGTTGCTCGACTGGCAAATTCAGCTGTTGGAAACAGTTGCTTAATTTTGCTGGCTATTGTTTAATGGTTGGGATTTTCAGAACATAACATTTTCATAATAATCTACTCCATTCAGGGCACAACTCTCGAAAACTGGTATTACGAACGGCGTCAATGCTAGAGATTTTTTGCCAAAACTTTGTGTGAGGGGCGTCGTTAATTTCTATACTGCTTAATAAATTTATTAATTCTTGATGGCCCAAAAAACGTTGTTCCAATAACTGCTTTATTTTAGCAGATATATGTTTAATGTTATACCAACCTTGTGCCCGTTGAAAAATTAAATTTGTTGGATCACCGTAACGATTTGCAAAAAAGTGGGTGTGATGCCAGTTAACTATGTCTGTCAAATAATACAAATTTAAATAACTCCAAACACAGTTTATTTTAAACATATGATTGTTTGGCATATTTTCATAATACCATTGTAGATTATTGGTTACATCTTTCCACTTGGCACCTGTGCGTTGATAATCAAATCTTGATTCGATATCATCAATACTAAAATATAATTCAATAAGTTTACATTTAGACCAAAGATCTAAAATTTCCGTGGATACTCGCTGAGTTCCGTTAGTATTATAAAATACTCTAACGTCAGATAACCCTTTTGTTGCGTCAATTGCTTTTAGTAAATTAAGGTGATTGGCACTTAACAAAGGTTCACCGCCACCGTGAAAATGCAGACTCTTTACATTTCGAAACAGGTCTGGATTATCTACTTCTAACTGATTGAATTTATCGTAACGATACTGATCCATGGGCTTTAAAGGATACAGTTTTTGATAGTCTGGTAACCATGAACTGCTACTTTCGGGTCCGCAGATCACACATTTCAAATTGCAAAGATTTCCCACAGAGTAGTCCAGACCCTGTGGTGCATCCAGTTCAATATCTACATCTTGATGGAATTCTTCGTATAGTTGTTGACTGGCCATGCGAAGACTGGTTAGACCGTGTGCTTCTGCTCGATAACAAACTTCACAACCAGCAATGGGTGTGTCTGTTTCTACACAGCGTTTTAATTCTGCACGTTCTGGTCCGTTCCAGATGCTGTCTAAATCAAATGTATCTGTTTCCTTGATATAGCCATCAAAAAAGCAACAAGGATTGTAGGCCAAACGTCCATTGTGCGACCATATGGCAAGATTTTTGTATATTTCATAACAGAAATATTTTCGATCTTTCATGAAGTCTTGATCTTGCCCAATAGTTGTTTGAGTTTGGCACTCTGTACGTCGGCTGTAATTTTAGGAGTATCTTCGGGTATAAATTCTGTGTCGCTTACCCTACTTTGTGTTTTTATATTATCTAATACTGAGCTCTTTCTAACCGAATTTACCGGAGCATTATCCTCGCCAGCATCAGTAATACGCAAAGATTCTAAGTTAAAATCAAGTTCAACTTTTTGTCCTACTCCACTAGAACTACGAGTTTTCATCAACTGTAAATTATATTTGCCACGCTCACGCATAGCGCGACTTGTAAAGATACCAAACACATTATCTGCGGTATTAATCTTACTAATACCACCCGAAATATGACTATGATCAAACTCAATTTCTTCCACTGCAGCTCGATTCAACTGCGATGCCGTTACAAATAATACATTTAATTCACGTGCTAAATTGCGTAATTCTTCTGATACATACTTGTCTTTAACAAACAAGTCATTTGGGCTAACTTTGGCTGACACCGGCATGATCAAATCTAAATAGTCAACACATAAAAAGTCAACCTTGCGTTTAGTTTTAACCTGTAGCTCTTTTAAGTACGCACGGATATCGTTAACATTTGACTGTGCTGGCATATATTTAATTTGTAATCCACCTGACTTCTTCTGTAGCATCTTAACTTTCATTTCAACAGTATCAATGTCTTTAAAAATGTCCTTGGAACTGGTGTTAGTCATCATGGAATCCAGGCGCATAGAACATAAACCTTCACTAAGTTCTAGCGTCAAATACACTCCGTTGAGTCCTGCTGTAGCCCAGTTGACTGCCAGATTTTGCATAAACAAGCTCTTACCCGAGCCGGATCCGCCAGCAAAGATCTGTAGTTCACCACGATTAAATCCACCATACAACAGTTTGTCTAAACTGGGCCAGCCAGTAGAGTTTTGTCCGTTACCGTCTTTGAGTTTTGTTAATCGAGCACGAGGATCATCAAAATAATCTGTGCCTAAATCTTTTTGTAAACTGATTTGAACTGCGTCTTTGATTAGCTTTTCAACCGGACTAAACTCGCCCTTTTCTAATAAATCTGCTGACTTTAAAATCGCCCGCTCAAGTTCTTGGCGTCTAGTAAAGCCTTCAAACTCTTCCATAAACCAATCAAAGTGACCGCTGTCAAGATTATCAATAGCATTAAGACGTACACCTGTAGCCGCTAGGATTTGTTCCGGCTGTGGAAGTGTTTTGTGCTTGTCTGAGTGCTCTTTGATAAATTCTGCCGCAGGTCTTAGACTGCGATCAAAGTTTTCAGCGTTGTAAATGTTCTGTACACGCACAAAAGATTCTGCGTCTTGCAGCATCATTTCTAAAAATAATGTTTGAACTTCTAGGCTATAATCTTTTAACAAGTTTCTTCTTCCTTAACTCAATTTTAATCTTACTAGTTTCTCTGTTCTGTAATATAATTAGCAAGGTTCCTAGCACCCCATAACGAATCACAGCGTCGTTTACATCCTTAATTCCATCGGGCCAATCAGGCATACTAACTGCCCATCCTAATTCTAATGCCCTGTCTATCAGTTTTACACCAGCTTCATCATAGTCTGGTACTACTGTAATGTCCTTGCCTAAACTTTTAATTACTTGTACCTGTTGTGTGTTAATATCATTGTGCAATACTGCTAGTCCGTTGATACTTAATGCGTCAAATACTCCTTCGACAACGATTGCCTGTGTCCAATGCGGTTTTTGTAAATCAATCCCAAATACATATCCAGGCTGTGTGTCTGAAATAAACTTTGGCTGTCGATTATCTAAAAATCTAGCGGTATTGCCTACTACAACGTTATTGTGTGTAAACGGGATAACAATGCGTTCCTGACTACGTCCTTCTCCGTCTGGTGATACCATATAGGGATATTGGGTTGGATCTATGCCGCGGTTAATCAAGTATGTTAGATATTTGTCGTGCTGAGGATTATCAATGTCTAATAGTTCTAAATCTGCTGGCAAATCCCGTTCTTCAAACTCAACTGCCTTAACAACTTCCCGGTGACTATCAATTAATCCATGTATGCTTTTGTGTTTTAGGCTCTCAAGATTTAACATCTCAATGTCCTGTTTGTCTACACCTAACCACTCTAATAACTTGCGAGCTTTGAATGTTAGTGGACGACCTAATACAAAACTAGCAGTATAGCCACAGTTGAAACAGTGATAACTCCAAGAGCCGTCTGGGTTGGGTTTGATGCCGCCTCGTTGCCGTCGATCTTGGCTATCGCCTCGGTGTACACAGCAGGGAGCATTGAAAGATGTCCAGCCAGAACTAGTGTGTTTTTTCTTACCAGGTATAAAGGTCAAGACATCAATCATGCTATAATTTTAGCATAATTTTTGGCAAAAATCAACGATTAACGGTACAATAAATTTTGAACATAGCCGGTAGAAATGGCTACGAATGCGCCTTGATTGGCCGGAGGAACTGGATAAGCCGCTGGATTAACACCGCCACTTGGAACTGGCCAATAACCCGATCCACCGGTAATTACATTAATTGCTGTAACTACACCATTTTCGTTAATAACTGCCTCGGCTGTTGCGCCAGACCCGTCGCCTAAAATATTAATTTTTGGTGGAGCAAGGTAGCCTGATCCACCATTGACCACAACAATTTGAGAAAGTACACCGTTGTTGCACACAGCATAGGCTGTGGCTGGAATGCCAGGCGGTTTTGGTGTAGAGTAGATACTGCTGTTAAAACATAGTCGTAACAATGGATACCAACCAAGAATATTCATCGAAATAGTTTTAGTTTCGTTGAGATAAGTGGTTGACTCTGTGACATTTCGCCAAACGCTTTGATAGTTCTGTGCCCATTGTGCTTTAATAGTACCTGTGTAATGGTCCAAATCCATCTGAATAGTGGTTAGGGCCGAACGTGGTTCAATAAAACTTGAATAAAATTCTGTGTTTTGATAGGTTTGATAATATTGATTGCCGTCACCCCAGCCACCCCAATAGGGATTGCCTGACCAACCAGGCCATGCTTCTGGACTTGCTCCGTCGATACTTGCCTGAGATGTAAGCTGAGTAGTGGGGATAGTCAGCGGAGTACTAGGTATAAACTGTGGTAAAACGGAATTTACAATATCTAATGGGCCACGAGCTCCTGATTGGGCATTAGTAAATACTGCTTGGTTTAAATCGCCACGGAAGCAAGTAATACTGTAACTTGCTGGTTGTGCTTGAATTTCGTACAAAGCACTAGCCGGAATAGTTACTTTAACTTGTCCAGTAGGGGCGTTAAGAATTACCATTGGTAACTCTAGTAATAGATTTATACCCGCTTGATCTACTACGCGGAATGTAAAGGTACAGCCTGTTACATTTACGGGTTTTTCGTCTTGGTTTACCATGGAGAACGTCAACACGTTGTCAACTCCAAGGTTAATAGTTAGTCGTTTAGCATACACAGGATTGTACCTCGTTGTAAAGTATTGACCGCAGTTGTCCAGCAACAGTAGCACCTGAGTACGTTGCTGATATAGGTAGGCTGTGGTAGAATACATAGTAGCTATATTTAGCAAGAAATCTAGCCAGAATATTTTAGGTATAAATATCGCATAATACAAAATATGGCTAACGATATCTTTGAAAAACTCGCAGACAAATATCCGTTTATAACGCTGTGTGTCTATGCCTCCCAAGAATACGTAGGAATCATACAAAATCAAGATGATGTTATTACTACTATCTATGATTTTGGCAGTATAAGTGATCTAGAAGTCAAGAAAAAATTCTTAGAATTAGCTAACGTTTGGTGGTGGGAAAGTAATCGTTCAATTCCTATTAATATTTTCCTAAAAAACGATTGGGATCCGTTTAAGGCTTATACCCGCACATTTGCAAACAAAGATCTAGAAATTATACATGGCCCGGTTTGTAGCCTTGTAGAAATTGCTCGCAAAAAATCAAAAAGAAAATCTATTACTCTTGTCCGTCGGATGGAGTAATCAGGTTCATATGTAAGGCTACTAACGCCGCATAGGAAATACTATGTGAGTGTTTAAATGTAAAGCCTTTTGAGTTATCTCCGTCCCAAACTGTAGCAAAAACTTCAGCCCAAGGTCGATTTTGTAAATGTGCTTTGCCTGGTCTAATAATAGCAATAAATGCCGCCATTCTTGTGATTGAATCTGGTTTCATTGAGGCCAGTAAGTCTGTGTAATTTCCAACGTGGACCAACTGTTTTGCCCACTCAGGGTCCGTCCAGAGCCGGCTCCAATCGGGCTCTCGAGCTAATAATTGCTGATAGTGTTCTTCAGATTTAATCTGCTGATATACGGACATATTCAGTAAGTCAATTTTAAAATAGCCGCGATTCTCAGCTTCTTCGTAATCTATTGCCGCACAACCATTGACAGGGTCGTAAGGAATATCTGTGACATAAACGCCGGAGTTATGCCGGCGAACTTGCCCTTGGTGTAGTTGTCTAGCAGGAATAGCGCCAATAAGTTTTAGTACTTGTTCACGATCTGCCAAGTCAATATCAATATCTGCTGACATTACCAACCCGCCTCTTTTAAAATTTCTTGCGCATAGACTTGATCGCCTGGATAATCTTTAAATTTCTTTTGCCAGTAGTCTGAATTAATATAAGGCCAAATAAGTCCAACCTGTTCTGCGTTAAGTTCTGACAAAAACTTTTGTCCTGACTCGCAATTATAAACCACCCAAGGAGAAATACGACCTGTAGAAATAGCATAAGCCATTGCGTTAGTATTTCCATACCGCAGGCAATCATGACTTGGCGAGTCTGTTTTTTCTGCCCAGTCTATTGAAAATTCTATAGCTCGAGCCAACGCATCAGCAACATTTTCTACCTTGAGATAGTCCATTAGATACTCTGTATAAACAGCGTCTTTGCACCAGTGATCAATTTTTTTGTTATGTTTTAAAACCCATTCTGTAAATTGCTTTGGGTTGATTGCGCGAATACTAACACAATGCCAACCAAATTTTACAAACGCTCTATAATATGCTGACTCAGCAAAATCTTCAAATGTTTTTGTTTTTGCTGAGCCTTGCGTAATTTCATAAAATCGTAAGTATGCTTGGAAACCTAAACGTACTCCTGTTTCATTTTGCTCTTGTCTACGTTTTTTTGGCTCGCACATATGGACTGCCAAAGTATTTTCGCGAGCAAAACTTTTTTTACAATATTGACAAGTGTGGCTCATTTCTTCTTAATGTCTTCGCCTGCTGCTTTTAAATATTCGTCGATGTCTTTTTTCGTATTAATCTGTGACATAAGCTCTATTTCATCGTCTTTCATTAGTGGATATAGCTCTGCTAGTTGCTTTTTAATACCTGTAGCACCTGCTTCTTTTTTCTTAGGAGCAATCCAATTATGACGATGTGTGCCCATACCGGGGCTAACAGTTGTAGCCATTAACCATTGTAATTGCGGGTGTTTGCTACAGTTAAACCACTTTTTATTCAAGCGCTCATTAGTAGCAACAAGATAAAAATGTTGTAAATCTGCTGATCCAGAGACCGAACTACCATAGCGAATCATTAGAAAATTAGAAAACTTTTTCTTCTGTTCGTCTGTTAGGCTGTTATAAAATTCGCGATTTTTCTTGTCGAATTGTGCCATCTCGTTGTTAATACTAAGTGGATCCATTAAAATGCCTTGTTATAATCTACAATCTCACAGTTGCGACTAATGTCTTTAACAAAATAAACACATTCTGGTTGTTCGCCTTCGCCCAACGGAACACATAACATTTGACCGTTTTTAAGTTTAGGAGCATACCAGGATACATCTTGATACACATCTAGGATTTCTACATCAAGAAAACTTGGGCGAAAACTAGATAATGGGTTAAATTCAAATGCCTTAAAGCCGCGATCGTTAAGTGCTGACAACGGAATAACTTCTAAATCACCTAGATCCGGCTCCCCTATAAGCAGCTGCCAATCTACAGGCATACGAATGCGGTGTTCGCCAATGCGTAATACCAGGGCAGGCGCATTGAAGGATTCTAAAAAGATTAAAGGAATATAATGATAGTCTGGATCTTGCGGGTTACTATTATCCAAAATACTAAAGCGCATATCATCTATCTCTTCGGGTAGATGATCTAAATCATAGGGTTGGTTATCCAGGGTTAATATTCTCATGCTTTTATTATACTTTCTTATATTGTCTAATGCGACCACTTTATCACCGTTCTTTAGATCCAACTTCTAATCCATAGTGATCTCTCCATTTTATCACTACATTATTTTTGGTAGCCCATGCTGTGTAGAGATAAAATTCTGTAACCTGTTGGGCCGCAGGATGGAATAAATTTTTTAACACGATGCCTTGTTCTTTTAGATAATTTAATAATGATAGGACTACAGTAGTCTCCATTACATAAGGAGTTCCGCTAGTTGTGGTTTGGTCTCTATATTTTTCTGGATCAAGGCCAATCATGGTGTACGCATTTACATAGTATTTTTCAAATTCTCCATCGCCAGTTGTGGCGGCACGAGTGTTAGATGCGTATCCATCTTCCATAAGATCAACCAACGGATCCCATGGTCTAGTAACATAATTTTTACTGTCAAAGTTCACATAATATTTGGTATCTATGATTCTGGCCGCAATAAGTTTTAGCAGTTGTTGGTTGTGCCAACCTGAATCTAAAACCTGTTCATCTAGACCTAGCTCGCCGAAATGAATGACATTGTAACTAAATTTTTTATACTTACTAACAATATTTTTTAGTATAGATAATTTAGATATATCGTCTTGTAGTATAATATTATAGGTATAGCCCGGAGACATATACTGGTCAAACGATTTAAGTTGTCTCTCTAAGACCGAAAAATCAGGCTCAAAAGTAACAGTTAAGAATGAAATTGGTTTTATTTCCATTCCAACTTCTCTTGTGTAAATGGATAGTTTGCTTCGCGATAAAACTGTTTGCGTTTAGTCAAGTGTCTTTTGGCAAATTTACAAGTGCTGGTAACGTCCCAGATTTCCACGTGATCTTTGTCTTCTGCCTTGCGTATTCCTCTTCCAATTGACTGTATGACCCGGACAAAACTTTTGCCAGGCTCCACGAGAACAAGATTAAAGATACGAGGTATGTTAATACCAACAGCGGCAACACCATAAGTGGCCACAATAATCTTATCATCCACATCAGCAACTTCTGCGTATTCTTCATCTCTTTTTGTTCCTTTTGTTGCTCCTGATACAAACACAGCACGGTCACCCAGTCGTTCTACTAGAGCGTGCCCGGCGGCTACTCGGTCTACTAATACAAGAGTATTGCCTGTTGCCTTAACTTTTTCTACAAGAGCTGCAATAGTATCTAATCTATCCGGATCTTCTAACAAAAATTTAAGTTCTGATTGATAGTTGGTAAATTCTGCGTGATCAACTAATTGTACAACATTAACATGACATTGTGCTAGTACACCCTTGTCTTGTAATTCTGATGCGGATAATTGATTAATAACAGGACCTAGGCTACACTTGAGAGCTTGAAATTCATAAGGTTCTTTAGGTACAGTTCCTGTAAGGCCCCAACGGATTGGTACGCAAGCAAACACAGTAGTAAGTAGTGTCTTGAGAGCATCCGCTTTGGCCATGTGCACTTCGTCCACCATGACGCAGACTACGTCTTCAATAAAGTCCTGTATAGTAATGTCTGTATCGCCCGACTTGGTATTTTTCATCAAGATGTTTAGGCTTTGCCAAGTACAGATAGTATGCTGTTTACCAAATTCTTTGCGATCGCCAAAGTAAACTCCTACGTCTAATCCTAGCCCGCGATAGTCTTTTTCTGTTTGTGTTACAAGAGATTTATTAGGCACTATTACAATAGTACGCCCTAAGTGTTCGCAACGTTGACTCAACGACGCTGTCATAATTGTCTTGCCTGCGCCGGTGGCAATCTCTTGTATGCTTTGCGGATTTTCAAGGAAATTGTTGATAATCTCTACTTGATAATCACGTAAGCGTATAGGTTGGCCTTCCATAGGGTGGCCTTTGCTCCAATTAATATGACTGAATGTATCTTCGTTGACCCGCTCAAAATCAACAGTAGTAGAATATGTTCGCTGGTCATCTAACTCAATATTGTAGTTAAAATTTTCCAGTATTGGAACAATTTCAGGCAGTAAGTTGGTGTACGTGCTGCCGCCCATTTGAAAATAGGCTATTTTACCATCCCAGCGACCTAGTCTCACAGAAGGTTGATAACGTGCCCCGGGTATTTCATATTTAAAAGTGTTAACTAATTTTTTACGGACGTCAAGTTCGAGATCCTCAATTTTAATATTAACTTCGTCTTTAATTACTATTGTAGCTGTTCTCATAAATTCATTTGACTGTAAAGCCAGTTTTTATATATATATTTTCCACCTTTACTAAGATCCGTTTGTAAAAGTTCTTCTAATTTGTCTATCACTTTACCTTTTCTAATATCTTCTAGTGTAACATATTTGTTGTTATGATTACAAACCATATTTGAATAATCTATTAGTAATTGAGCATATTCGTCAACTGTGTTGGCATTAGAGGCTTTTGACATTTCTGCCCAAACATGAGGTCTGTGTAGTTTTTTGAATCTAGTTGCCGCCCATTCGGCGGTTTTAATATCACTGACTACAATCGAAATAAAATCATGCGATTGGCTCATGTGGTAGGTAAAATCATGACTTGGTATGCTATTATACTGATATGCTACGTTAATAAGAAACTGATTTTTCTCTTCGTCATTAGCGAATAAATGTGGCTTCTTAAGCCGTTGTCTGTCGGTAGTATGTATGATTACTTTATTTTCAAGTTTAACATCTCTGCTGTCAATCATTGCTGTGATTAAATCGCCACAAGTGCCACCAGTATAGCAAACAATACTTAAATTATTGGGGACCATGGATCTCCTTTATATACAAACCAAAACTTTAAATTGCCATTGGTAGTGTCAGGGTTTTCTAATTGATTATATTGATTATCTTCGTAAGGGATTTTACGTTTAAAATTAATATCATGCCATACTAATTTCAGATTATGTGTTTGTTCAAGTGCCAACGCCCAGTCTAAAAAATGTTGTTCCATGTCAGTAGTAAGGCGATTTAATCCTGAGATTTGAGTGTCTCTAAAACTATAGAAAAATCTACAGCCAGGATTCATTATTTTTGTGTAGTGCTTACAATGCTCTGCTATGTTTTCAAGCTCTGTCCATATGTCGCCGCGATTATTTACTACAGCAAAATTATCAGCACGTAACGGCAAGTTAACTAAATCGGCACGGTCTGTACAAATATGAGCCGCGGGATAAAATGTTTTTACTACAGGGTGCATCTCTACTACTTCAACTTCGTCGAAAATATCCTTTATGTAGTACCCGGCACTACCGAAAAAAACAGTACACCCGGGTTGACAATTTTGTAATATTGAATAATCGTAAGTGTCAATGACTGCTTTGTTTTTATCTTTTCGATTCAGCAACCAATATTGATGTTTTAATCTTCCAAGTCGATAACGTGTGTATTGTGTTTTCCAATCTGCTTTAATTGAACTTTGATTAAAGAATTCTATAATTTTTGTCATGGGCGCTTCCTAATATAAAAATGTCTATCCGGAACAGCCCAAGTAAAACTTTGTCCATAGTCAACAAAATCTAAACTAAGATCAAGCACATCAGCATCGGGCAAATTTTTCTTAAGCCATTGTGCTATTGCTATTGTAAACTTTGGATCTAATGTAGCATCGTGATAGCTATTATCAATGTTGATATAATGTCTATTTAGGCACAAGTATAAATTAGGGCACTTATCAAGTTGCTCTTTAATTTTTTCAATGATTGCTATACATGGATAGCGACTAAATTTTTGATCAGTAATAACTACGATGTCAGCTTCGCTACTGCTATCAACTTTAGTGCCAGTAAACTCGCCAAACAAATCCGTGTCTATTTTAAATTTTACTTTTTCAAATCCGTTGAGCGTAATAAAATCTTCAATTTGTTTTTCTCTACGCAATTTAGTAGGAGAATCTACGAAAAAATTTCGTTGTAATCTATTGAAAATATTAGCCCAGTGATACAATCCTTTTGGATCTTCTGTGTATATCTGTTTTTTAGCGTTAGATAAATTCATATGTATATTGTAGCATACTTTGTGAGGGAAAGCAAAAAAACAGGAACCGTTTTACGGGTTCCTGCGAAATGTACCGCTTCTTAAGGCGGTACAGGAGCTACTAGGTACTTATCCGCTCCAGAGCGGATAAGTAAATTTCTTAACTGTGTTTCATACAAGTTGAAACTGCCAATGCCTTCCAATTATCTTTAGATACTTTGGTTAAGTCTGCTAGTTTCAGTGCCATACGCAAGCTCATCTCGCGCAGGCGATTTTGGTTAGCATCCATAAACGCTAGGATCTCATCACCTTGTTCTGGTGTAAAATCATAGTCATTGAACAGTTGTCCTTGACGGAAAATCTGCTTGATGCGCAAGAACTTATCACGCATTGTATCTAAGGTCAAATCCAAAAAGTGGCAACGTGATTGTAATGCTTCTAAATGGTCTTGCATCTTCTTACTTTTGATGTTATCAAACTTCAAATTGGTAATAAAGATTGCTCCACCTTTAAAATCAAACATATCAGGTACACCTTCACGGCGCAACATGGCGCTGTCTGAGTTCCAGTGGATCTTACGTTTCTTACCTGAGTCCAATGCGGCCTTAAGAATATTAAGTGCTAACTCGTCTTGGAATACTGAGTCACAATCGTCAAACACCAAGACGTTGTTAGCATCTGAGTGACGATATAGAGTACAGTATAAACCAATTGGAGTCATGGCACCCTTGACTACTTCGTACTTGATTTTCTTACCTGAAATTTTGTCAAACAGGCCAGATTTTTCTAGTTCGAATTCTACACCATAACTCTTACCTACACCTGGAGGCCCAACTACAATCATAGCACGAACGTCGCCTGAGATTGTAGCACGGGTCATTTGATGTAAAATCTCAAATCTTTCTTCGATGCGATTCATAACCTCATCGTCAGTTTCTTGGGCAACTACCTCTACCTTGGGTTGGACCGTAGGTTGGCCAGTTACAAATTCGATATCTTCAATTGATGGTACGTTGACGCGAACTACATCTGGTAAATCTGGGCCAAAATAGCCGTCTGCTTTTACAGTCACATAGCCTCCTTTGGCTCCTGTTTGAAAACCTTTTACAAGTTCAAAAATCATACCGCTGACTTGAGTACCGCGATACGAACCATTTTTAATTAAGATTGTTGACATCTTAGCTCCTTTTAAAGTTTATGTAATGATTATACAATTAAGCGAATTCTTCGTCAACCGCTGTAATTTTTAACTGTAGCAATCCTGAGTGGCTAGCACATAATTGAGTATTACTATGCTGTTTACCTGTATGGATATTCACTATATCCTTAACAATAATCCAAGGAATAGTTTGATCTGCGGCATTTGGGCTTAATACAATGTTTTTAATTGTACCTGTTAACTCGCCAGCAGCACATTTCCAAGTAATTTTTGTACCAATTTCAAATTTCATTTTAGCTCCTACTTTTATTAAGTTATAGCTAGTATAGTGTATTAGGATTTAATGGTCAACCGCCGTAAAAAATGCCCTAAAAACGGGCATTTTTGGGCAGTTAGTAGCCGCTAACTTACTGTTGTCCTAGCCAAATTAAGTTTTTATCTAACCATGGTAGTACTAGATCACGCTGATCTAAAAAACCCTTGGCCTGAATACTTTTGTCTGCTGTAACAGGTAGAAGTCCTGTGTCAACTAGGTCGTACCAGCGGGTAGTTTTTGGGTCTCTGGGCTCTTGATTGCTCTTATATACTACCGCATGAAGCCAAGGATCCGTAGGAGTTTTTTTAAAAAATCCAGCGCGACAATCCCAACCTGTTAAAGCTAACATATGAATAAGGCTTACGATTGTGTAATGATAATAACAACCATCCTGTTGGGTGAAATCTAAATCTTTATGGCGAATGTTAGTAGTTTGTGGTACCGCTATATAAAGCATTGCCCCAGTACTAGAAATTTTACGCCAGTTAGATAACGTTTGAATTGGATTGATGGCATATTGAAACGCATCGTGGCACCATAAAATATCATATTTTTCAGGTGGGGTATCTATTGTGCCTTCAAAATCTTGTCGATGAAATTGAATATTGGTATATTTACGAGCACTGGCGGTAGCCTGAATTGTGTCAACTCCGTGGCATTGAATGCCTAGCGGCGTAGAACGTTCGTCTCGCATGGTAGCGGTGGCCCACCATTCTAAATCTAAACCGGTTGGGCCACAGCCTAGGTCAACTATAGTTTTAATAGACGCCATAAAGTCGTCGTATTCGTATAGTTGATTGAGAGTTTCTAAACTATGAGCGTGTGCTTCTTGTGCGTTTTTAAACATTATACTTGAATATCTTCCATACCGGCTGCTCTTAAACGAACAATATGTCCAAGCATGAAGTTTTTTGACTCCATTGCTTTCATAATGCCTAAAAACTTGTTACGCAATAATGCTACTTCATTAATCAAAGTTTCAAAGTCAATAACTTCGTCTTCACCATCTACGTATTTTTCAGCATCACGGCTGGTCAGGGCACGAGCGTAACCTTCCAAGTACTTTTGAAAGTGTTTACGGCGTATTTTGCGTAGTTGTATATTAAGAAAATTTAATACAGCTTCAATTTCTTGAAGCTGATTAAACCGGTGTTCAGTAATGCCTGGCAGATTGGTTATGTTTTTTTCAACAATACCGCCTACCCTACAATCACGGCGAGCCGCTTCAAGCTCTTGCTCATAGTGTGCTATAAAATCTGGAATAGCACTTAAATCTGCCGTGACCTTACTGTACCACATTAATAGTCCTCGTCCTCGTCGTCCATGTCATAGCCATCATAGTCTTCGTCATCATCATCCGCTTCGTCTTGATGATCTTTAATATAATGAGCTAATGCGGCTTTAACATCTGCGTCTGTTTTAAATGCGGATTTGATATCGTCTGCGTCTACATCATTATCGATCAACACTGATACCAATGTCTCCGCGGCATCCGCACGATCTACTGTGTTAACATACCGCTTGAGTTCGGTCCAAATTTCTTTAGCTAAATCTACTGACATTCTTATTCCTCCGTTAGTGTGTCTTCAGTACTTACCGTTTCTTTTTGATTTGCAAAATCTGCCATAACTTTGTCTAAACAGCCTTCCTCATTGCTTTCCCAAGCCTTGCGGAACTGTTTAATAATTTCGCCATCTGAAGTAACAAACATTAGACGATTACCATCCTTTTTGAGCAGACCTTTCTTTTCAGCCAAGTCAGTCAATCCACTGTAGGGATTCATGCCTGTTTCGTAAGGAATCTTAACCTGCATGCCTTCAAATGGTTTAGTGTAACGTGTTTTCATTACTTTACAACCAGCACGGATACCCATAACGTCTGAAATTTTGTTGCCATCTTCGTCTTCTTTCAGCTTCATTTTCTTCATAGCAACTACAATACTGGAAGCATAGATAAAGCCCTGACCGCCTGAGATTTTATCATCTGGGTCAAACATATCTTGACTAGCGTATGTATGATTGGTACATACTAGACCTACGTTGTAACTACCAAACATATTGACACAGTTGCGAACTAATGCTGTAAGCGCCTTAGGTTTACGACCCATGTCGCCTTTCATATCGCCTGCTTCAAACTGATTTATATCAGTCGGTGTCAATAACATGCCTAAACTATCAATAACAAACAGTATTTTTGGACGTTCACCGTCAGGCAATGCTTTGTAGTCTGCCATAAATGTAGCAATAGTTTTTCCTACATCATCAATCATAGCCATACTTAATTTAAGCAATTTATTTTCGGATGTATCGACCCCTAATGCCTTGAGCCAGTCTTCGTCAAGAGCATTTTCTGTATCAATTAAAATAACAAAAATACCTTGCTCCTGTGCATTCTTAACAATGTTGCCCGAACAAATATATGATTTGCCAGCACCCGATTCTCCAGCAAATACCGTAACCTTACCTAGCGGAATACCTTTGTTAAAGTCGCCACTAATAAGATAGTTTAGCGCAAAGTTTCCTGTGCTAATCCAATCTGTTGGATCATTAAATCCAATACTAAGCCCATCAATACTCTTAGTGATATCCTTACGAAACTTTGATACATCGAATGGTTTTGCCATGTTGTTTTCCTTTAATTAATTGTTACTTTACTATATCTTTTATCTATTGTCAATTATTATATTGCTTAAGATGTTCTAAATACCGCCCACTAAAAAAATGATCATAATTGTATTCAATAGTATCCAACTCCATCAAATATAAATCTTGCCATTCGGCTTCTGATAAATTTTTAAATTTTCCAACCATGGTCATTAACTCAACTAATCGTTCAACTGGATTAATTATGCTATCAAATGTATAATTAAATAATTTATCATATTTTTTAAATCCGTATTTTTCAATACAACTGTGCCAGCCTGGTTGAGCATAAGCTAAAAATAATCCACGAGTTACAATACTGTACACCATTTTTTCAGTAAGAAATGGATAATAACTAGTAGCCATAGTTTCACTTACAATATGTAAGAAACTTTGAGTCAACTGATTTTCTAAATTATAAATGTTTTTGTTGTGTCTAAATCTATCATGCCCAAAACTGTATATGGTCTGGAAAAAAATATCACTATCCTCTGATATAAAAAATTTCCTATAAAACATATTTTTATCACCGACATAATCTTGTATATGTCCATCAAGAACATCTCGCGAATATGCGAAGTTTTTACTACAGTAATTTGGATTAAAATAATCAAACTTTTTTAAGGCGGCCACTAATAATTTTCTACTTACATGAGGAGATCCATTAAAACTACAAATAAAATTGTTAATTTTTATTGGCGGATGTTTTTTGTAATCTTGAAATTGTGGCCATAGCCAATCTGGAAATTTTTGTTTAAATTGTAGATTAGGGTATTTTGATTTTAATTGTGCGCTGAGAATTTGACTCCAGATAACTGTACAAGTATTATTACTTATATTATTAAGGTGCTGCAGTATGCTGTTGTTTAAATCAATGTCAAATCCATTGAGATGATCTGCTAGATATATCTCTTTTGGAGGGACAGTCAATTTTAATAAATCAGAGTACTCTGAAGGTCTTATTTTATTCATCATAGTCGGCAATAAACAAATATCAGGGTCTGAGACCCTGATATTGTTTTAATTTTACTGCTTTTGACGAGCACGAATCATCGCAAGGATATCTTGAGCTTTATCGCCGCCAGCGGCGGGAGTTTGAACCGGAGCCGATGCTACTGGAACATCATCTTCATCATCAAAGCTGGATACCGAAGCCGCAGGAGCCGT